AGCCCGGTTTTTACGGATGACCCAATACCCGAAAATGCGGTTTTAATGCCGCCAATTAACGTATGATGCCGGCTCATATCCAGCGGACCGATAGCGGTTTGCACCACACCTGTCATATCCGGCAGCGCAGTCATTGCTACAGCTCTAACGGTCTTACCGAAATTCACAAGGGTTTTGCCTGTATTCAATATCCCCGTTGCAAAATTTGCAGTTTTAATGCCTATATAAGCCCCGGCAAGGGCTTTCAACGTGTTCTTTAGTCCATCACTATGTTCTTTGCACCACTGTATGGCATCCCCGGCAAGCTTCATACCTTTTTCAATGCTTGCACCAACATTTTGCGCCCATCGCGCAATTGTCCCATTGTCAACAAGTGCAGAAATCTTTTTTGTTAACGTCTGGACCGCATTGCGTCCGGTTTTACCGAAGGCTTCATAAAATTCAATGCCAACAGCCTGTATGGTGCTTTGTAAAATCGTAATGTCCCCAGCGAGATTGTCGTTCATGATTTCCATCATGTTTTCTGCCGCGCCATTACATCCATTAATTGCCCAAGTTACTTTATTCCAGTCATCTGCTGATGCGTTCATTAAGGCATACCAGCCAGAAAGCGCATTTTTACCTGCAATTTTAAGCGCAAGGTTAGCACCCTCTTCTGCCGTAAGCCCTTTCCATTTTTCACGGGTTTCCGCAAGGATTTGACCATATGGGCGCATTGCCCCGGCAGAATCATAAAATGAAACCCCTAACTTTTTTAACGCTGTTTGTGCGCCGCCAGAATCGGTTGCAAGCCTTGATAAAATTGACCTTGTAGATGTGCCAGCCTCACTGGATTTTGTGCTGCTGTTCGCCATCAGTCCAATGGACAGCGCAATTTCTTCCGCGCTGATTTTGAATGCACCGCCAACAGAAGCACAATATTTGAAGGTTTCGCCCATTTGTTCCAGCGTGGTATTTGCACTGCTGGTTGCAATGGCAAGTACATCTGCGAAATGTGCCGCGCCTTCCGAACCGATACCCAACGCAGTCATTGCATCAGTAATAATATCTGATGTTGTCCCTAAGTCTGTGGCGGTAGCCGCCGCAAGCGACATGACAGGCGGCAAGGCGTTTAACATGGCTTTGGTTTTCCATCCTGCCATCGCCATGTATTCCAGTCCCTGACCGGCTTCTACTGCGCTGAATTTGGTTTTTGCGCCCATCTCCTTTGCCTTAGCGGTTAGCGCCTTCATATCTTCCACAGTTGCGCCGCTAATGGCTTTGACTTTGGACATTTGCGCTTCAAATTCCATGCCGGTTTTAATAGAAAATGCTGCGCCAGCCGCCGCGCCAGCAATCGCCAGCTTGCCCATTTTAGACACTGCATTATCAATAGAGGACAACGCTTTATTTTTCCAGGCAACAACCTGCCGCGTTGCACGCATCATATCTTTATTGATATCCGCACCGGCTTTTTTGGCATTGCGGGCGGCTTTCAGGATACCGCCGGACATATTATCTTGCAGCCGCAAAACAGCTTGTATCACTTTACCTGCTGCCATGCTTATCCCGTCCTTCCCAAATGGCTTCCAGCACCTTTGCAATGCCTGCAAATACGATATCTACACAATCCCTGTACCACAAATCCCGCGCTGTACGGAGTATCGCACGATCCGTTAAATCCATGCGCCGCACCACATCCGGCGGAATGCCATGCGGCGCATAGAATGCCATCAGGTCAAGCAACGGGTCGTGCGTTATGAGTTTTTTGCGGTTTTGGCAGCACCGTCTGCATCAGGCGTTGTAAGCCCAACCCAATCAAACACTGCGGCTCCAAAGTCGTTGATTTCAGAAATATCCATCAGCCGTAAAACTGTGTCATATGGATCGGTAACGCCAAGGGACTGATGCAGTTCCGGATCTTGCAGTGTCGGGCAGCAATCATAAATCACTGACTTCACAATTTCCATTGCATCTTTAACACCTTTTCCCTCTGCAAGGGCTTCCATGTACTCTAAAATTTCCGTTTGTTTGGGTTTATGAAATGCCAGCTTGCCAATGCCAGGGAAATCAAATTCCTTCACTTCCAAACGGGATTTTTCTTTCTGTTCCGCACGTGCCGCAAACAGTTGCAATAATTTTTTATCCATGGTTAAACCTCCAGTTAAATGGTTTCCAATACTTCAAAATTGCCAAACTTAAAGGCAACTTCCTGCTCTGTGATTGCTTTTTTCTCGAATTTGGTCAGCATCAATTCATCAACCGTAACATCAGTACACGCAATGCGTTCCACCTTGTTTGTCCCAGGCTGTGCCACAGAAGTCACAACCGCAATATCTGGCATAACGCCGCTGCGGAACGCCTCTGCCAAGTCCACCATAACGCTGCTGTCTGTTTTGATCCAGGTCATTGTGCCTTCACCGGAATAGCCGTTGTAAATCCGGTAAGCGGCTGTATCACCACAAACATTGATTTCCTCGAAATCACCGCTGATTTTCAGTTCCGCACTTTGCAGCGTTGCAATATGCCTGCCGTTCCACCAAGCATTGCCGCCGGTACCGCGGATCACATGGTTTACATTAAATCCAGCCATTTTCTTTCACTCCTTACGCCATATTGATTGGTAAAATTAAATCGGTCATACTGCCCAGGATTTTCACGCTGGCAGTCAAATACACTGTCCGTTTGAATGCCATTGCCCGGACTTTATCATCATCCCAGTCGGCTGCTTCGGTTTTGCCGGACGCCATCCATGCTGCCCGCTGGGCTTCCACATCAATGGATGCAGCATTTGCATATGCCGGGTCAAGGATGTTTTCCTGTGCAAGCTGCCGGAAATAAGAATTGTTCAGCGCCGCAATAAACAGCATCTGATTATCCCGGCTGTTGCGGTAATTGCCAAGGTATTCCGTGCGGAAGGTTTTCGCGATATCATCCCGCATTAAATCCATGGCTTCCACAGTTTCAATGAATTTCATATCCTCTGTGCGTGTTTTTCCGTCTGTTGTGGTCATGGAGTTAATGCCCTGCCCAATGCGGACATCCCCATCTTCATCGACAAACAAAATAAACTGCCCTTTGCCAAGTGCAGCATCATTGTCCGCGACTTCATCCACGAATTTCAAATTACTGCACAAATAATTGGTACAGCCGCGCACAACATTACAGCGGGCAAAAATTGCCGCAAGGCTGGGCAAATATGCCGTGCCAGGCTGTTTGCCGCGGTCATCAGTAAATGTGACGGATTCATTCACAAAGTTCACCACGTGCATACTATCCGGCGCAACAGCCGCCTGATAAACTACAGCTTTATAACTTTTACTCCGTTTTTCCTGGGACTGCACCCAGCTTGCCAGCGCTGTGGAATCTTCTGCGGTCATGCCCGCAATGGTAATCCAGCCTGTTTTCACTGTGCGTGAAATTTCATCCAACACAGATGATAATGTCCGTGGGGTTTCCGTACCGGCAGCGTCGCTGTCCTCATCACCGGCATAAGCGCTGACATTGCTTTCCGCATCCATTCGGAACACATAGGTTTTGAACGGTGTAAACGCCAGCATATCACTGATTGCCGCAAAATTATCCGCGGTATAGGATTTTGCATCTTCCTGCGCTGCGGTCAAATCGGTATATTGCCTGCAAGTAAATGTCTTGTCGGTATCATCTTTCACGATAAGAATGGCAATGCCGCGTTCGCTGCGGGAAATCAGTGATGTTGCTTTTTGAACGAATGTAATGTCAATCTTAGGCATTGTTACTGCCATAATCGGTCACTTCCTTTTTATCAAGTATCAATGTTTCCATGGGTTCGCCGGTTTCGTCCGCGGATGCCGTCCATGCGATTTGGAATTGAAGCACCAGCACACCATTTGACAAATTACAGGAAATATCATCGGTGATTTGCAGCCATGCTTCGCCGCCAACATCAAAACCATCCACCAGCGCGTCAGTCAGCATTTCCGCTGCTTGCCTGCATTCATCACGCGGGCGGTTTTTGTTCTGCGGATAATACCAGATATCTACATCAATATCATATTCCCGCATTCCGGCACAGGCGGGGCTTACCTCAAACGGCAGGATATCAATTTTGACGCTGGGACGGGGGAGCGGTTCAGGCACATCCTGCTGCAGGGCTTTTGCACCCTTTGGCAGCGTGTCCAGGACTAATGCAGTTAGTGCATCTTGAATCTGTTTTATCTGCATATTCCGCGCGCCACCTCATCTAACATATCTTCTACAGCTTCTTCAAATTGAGGGACAAGCGCTTTTAGTGCAGAATCAAATACCCAAGTTGCATCAATATGACCAACTTTGCGTCCAATGCCTTTGCCGGGAATGACACCATGACCATTGCCGCGCCCTTTGCCGGGGTTGATAACCATATCATGCCCTTCCTCCAACAAGTGCGCGTGCGGCGCGTCGGAATAAATACGGGCAGATAATGTGTCCCCATCTTTCCGCCAAACCTTGCCTTGTTTAATGGATTTCTGATAGCTACCGGTTTGCTTTTTGATTCCCTGTGCCCGCGCCCGCGCTCTGGCATCGCGCCGCAATTTACGAATTTGTTTCTTCATCATTGCCTTGCTGCGCTTATTGTAGTTTTTGGCTTCCTCCTCCATATTTTCTATCAGTTGATCCAGTTCACCAAACAGAAAAGACGCTTCCGCCATGGTCAAGCACCGCCTTACAGAAAATTTCCGTCCAGCCTGGACGGTTGTAAATCGGATAAAAATACAACACATCAAGCCGCAAGCCCTCACAAACAAACCACATTTCCGGCGATAAATCAGGGATTGCTTTTGCCCGAATCGTCACCCGGTGGGTCACTTCCACCTGTATGCTTTCGCCCGGAATCGTTCCGGTTTTTCCGCTTACCGGTACAACATTTCCCCATATCGTTCCGGTTTTCTGCGGGATAAAATCGGTTTCTCGACCCTGCGTGGTTTCGCACATTTGATACACATCAATCCGCTGCCGGAGTTTGCCGCATGACATCATTCTATATCACCACCATAAGCCGCACGCAGTTTCAGTTGTGTCAGCATACTGCGCACCAGCGGCGCGGTTGCCGCGTGGACGGCGTCCACATCCCGCCCATCATAGATACGCAATACCATATCATGGGCAATCAAATCATAGGTCGCTGGGGACTGGTCGCGGGTTACACCCGCGCCAGTCAGATAATCGTCAACCGCATGAAGCAGCGATGTAAGTAACCCATCATCTGTATCATAATCCAGCCGCAAATAGGCTTTACAGCTTTCAAGCCGTTCACTGTCTGTCATAGGCTTATGTCGGCAGGGTCAGCAGCCCACAGACTGCCGCCGCACTGTCAAAAGTTTTAGCATCCAAACGCATAATGCCGCGCACTTCGGTGCTGTTTGTCACCCAGGCATTGCCGCCGATATTGGTTGCGGCAATCTCCAGCGCCTTGCGGCGGAACAGTGTTGCATACTGTGTGAAATCACCAATATAAATCGGGGCTTTTGCAGGTGTTGCACTTTCGCCGGTTTTCGCCGCGATGCCCAGCAATACCGCATTACTGACCACATGAACCGGACGGCTAAGCAGCATTTTCACTGTGCCATTGGTCGGGTCTGGCTGGAGCAGCGGACGCCCTTGCTTGTCCTCTAAAGTATCCAGATAATTAAAACCATCCTGGTTGGTGATAAAAGAACTTGTCAGAGAAATTGCCGGATCAAGCGCCACATTCAGCAGCTTTTTAATGCCTGCAAGTTCTTTGCCTGCCGCAAGCGCAGTTGCCTTGTCATGCAGTGCGGAAAGCAGGGTAAGCAATACTTTATTTTCCGTAATGACACCCTTTTTTGCAAACCAGCCAGATAAATATGCAAGCAAGTTTTGGTCGGTATCATCCAGCAAATCATTGGATACTGGCACAATCAACGCATAATCTTCTACTTTAAATTCAATTTTTGCAAATGCCGGTTTATCATCGCGGGCAATTGTACCCATTTCCGCAAGTTTGGTAAAGCCTGCAACCGGGTGGGTATCCACCACACGCGAACCAGATAACGCCGAAACATTTTCAACAGAAAACAGCTCCGCAAGCGGATTTAATGCGCGGCGCAATTCGTTGATTGTTGTTTGGATATCCTGCGGCACAATCAAACCGCCGCTGGCTGGTGTGCCCTCAGTCAGTGCGCCAGCATCTTCATTGCGCACCGCTTTGCGGACAATTTCCGCATTGGCGGCAAAGGTCGCCTGGTCGCCGCGCAATTGTGCGCGGATGCACTCTGCAAAGGCATGGATGCAGTCGGTGGAGTTGTGCGGCGGCTGACCACCTGCCGCGGGAATCGGGGTGCCATCCTGCGGCTGTGGCGCTGGAAGCGCTTCTTCCGCTGCAATGATTGCCTGCACCCGTGCAATTTCGGTGTCCAAATTGGACACCTTTTCCGCTGCCGCGTCAAAGGCAGTTTGGTCGTTTTTTGCATCTGCATCGCGCATTGCCTGTACGGCAGATTTTTTCTGCGCCAGCAAATCAAGCAATTTTTTCTTCATGTCGGTTTCCTCCAAAGTCAAAAGATTTCCTGTGTTTTCAGTGTCGCTTCCGCAATAGCAAGTACACGTTTCCGATGCTCATTTTCCGGTTGTAGTTTTGATTCCGGTTCCGGTTCGGGCTGATGCTGTTCCAGATAAGCCGCACGCAGTTTTTCAATATCCGGCAGCCCGCCGGATGCGTTCATGACATTCATTGGGTTTATAGATTGCCCTTCGCCAATGATTTCATCAATCAAACCCATATCCAAAGCCTGCTGGGCGGTTAAAAAAGTTTCTTTGTCCATCAGCTTGCGCAGGGCTTCCGGTGATGTTTTGCCTTGGCATTTACTTTCATATCCCGCGATGATAGAAGCCGTGACCGCATTTAGCATCTGCACAGATTGCCCATGGACAATTTGGTTGCCCTGTGTTGCCGTGCTGGGCAAATGAATCATCACTTGCGCCACTGGAGAACATGCCGCCACATCTGCACCCATCAGCACAACCGATGCCGCAGAACCAGCAAGACTTTGCACCTCTGCGCGGGTTTTAACTGACGCGCCACGCAATAAAGAATACATCTCAAACCCGGCATAAACGGAACCGCCGCCGGAATTAATTTCTAACACAAATTCATCATCCGTATTGCCGGACAATGCAGCGCGAATATCTGCCGGGCAAACTGCACGCCAGCCGAAAAACTTCCAAACTGGTGCATCTTCATCTGACGAAATAATCCCATTTAATGAAAATCTCAATTTTTATTCACCTCCTGCCGGTTGATTCCGATTTAACGACAATTGCCGAAATACATCTGCCGGAACATAGTTTAAGGACGCGTACCGCTCCGCGCCACCCGGCACATCCTGCAAATCTTCCAGCGCCCGAATATCATCAATGCTGTATGCACCAATTTCCCGCATAGCCTTGTACCATGCCGCACGTGCTGCCCAGTCGCCGCGCAATTCGCCCATCATATTCCGGCGGATTTGCAAACCCTTTTCCCGTTCACTGGAAAGCAATAATTTATAACTGTCCTCCTGTTCATATTCCGAAACAATCGGCGCAAGTGTGCGCTGCATATATTCAATTGCAGCCTGTTCATTGGATGAATATGTCTGCTTGCCAACGCCAAGCTTATATAACGGAATGTTAAACAATCTGCCGATATCTTCGATGCTGGCGCTTTTGCTTTCGATAAATTGCGCATCACGATTGGTGCTGGTAATGGGTGTATACTTTAGACCATGGTCAAGCACGGCAATCCGAAACGCATTGTCCGCACCAGAATGAATACGCGCCCATTCTTCCCGGATTTGCGTTTTAATTGAAGGCGCATCCGTTTTATATTTTGTGCTGGCAAGATCGGTTTCGGTTGTCAGCACACCGGTAAGCTGTGCGCCATTTTTATAAAAGCTGGTTTCATATTTTTGTGCCTGCAATGCCGCTTCAATGGTTTCCGCGCCACGCCGCAAATAGCTGATGCCTTCCAACCCATCTGCCGTAAATGCCTTATAATGCAGCACATCTGCCGCCCAAAACTTGCGGTATTCTTTGGTTTTGGGGTTGATGCCAACATACCACAGCCTGCCGTTATCATCCAAAACAGGCTGCATATAACCCGGCGCAATCGGCAGCAATTCTTTGGGTTCGCCCCATTCGCCGCGCAGGATTAACGCATAAGCATTGCCATATGTAATCCGGCGGGATTCCATCAGTTTATGATAATCAAATGCTGTCAGGGCTTCGGTTGGTCTGCCAGCCAGCAGATCCAAAATCCGATGGTTCGGCAGGCGTTCACGGGTTTGCGATTGCATCATATAAATTGGCATTTTCGCAATGGAATCGCTGATAATTTCAATGCAGGCATTGACTGCGGGAAGTTTCATTGCCTGCACAGCCTGCCCGCCAAATAGCACGCTGCCACCGATGCTCCAGCCCGCAGGATCATCCAATGTAAGGGGTGCGCGATTCATCACACGGCGGATAAATTTATCAAAAATCATTTCGTGCCCCCGATGCTATACAGGGCAGCCCAACCAATTAGCGAAATGCCCAAACTCATCAGCCCTAACCCCGGATGCACCATCCACAGCGCCGCTACAATACAAATGACACCCGCACTTGCCAGCAAATCCGGCAGGAATTTTCTAAGCCTTTTCATGTGCAAAACCTCCTATGATTTACATCGTCCAGTTGCCGCTTGCAATGACATCCGCGAGGGACGGTTCCGCGGAACGTTTGACCAGCACCCGTGCCAGCGCATTCATGGCGGCGGCTAATGGGTCAATACGCTGGCTGTCATCCTTATGCTTTTTGGATAGCTTGATATCCCCAAAGTTATTGATTACTTCAATCGCATTACAGCAGCACCAATATGCCAGTGGATTATATTCCAGCACAATTTTCTGTTCCATCAGCAAATCACGGAAACCTTTTGTCGCACCGTTTAACCCGGCACAAGTCTGCCGGATTTCTACACAAAAATCATCATTGCTGCGCTCCTCACACATTTGGATTGCTAAATCTGTTGCATTATGTCCATCATAATCCACCTCATCTACTTGCCAGTTATGGGCTTGCTCCCCTTCACAAATCCAGTTGTGTACATAACTATTGTCTGTTACATCACCAGGCGTTAGGGTACAGTATCCATCTTTTGCCCATGCAAGGTATGGCACGCGGTCAGTATGTTCATGCCGTGCCGCGCCATTTTCCGGCACAAAGCCGTGCATTTTAATTGCAATCCGTCCATCCGGCAAATCAAATACGGCGGCAACGCCGGAAAGGTCAACCCGCTTGCCAAGGTCAAATCCACAATGGCAGGCAAGCCCATCTGTCAGTGCGGCAAATTCATCCACCGGAATCATTGCTTCTTTTACTGCTGCAAGTTGCGGTTCGGCTAAATAACGATTGACACTGCCGGACTGCCAGCGACATAAACGCCGGGTTAGAAATTTGCGGATTTTCTCCGCGTCACCAGAACCATATGCAGTGGTATATTCGGTTTCAATTTGTTCCAAGAGGGTATCGCCGTATTCACCCGGATACCGAATCACTGGGTTTGCTTTCGCCCAGCAGGATTTTTCATGCGGGTTATCCTCTTCATCAATTTCCCGAATCATTACAAAATACCGTGTTTCTTCCCGCTGGACGGCTGGATCTTCTAAAATACGTTTGCAGTAATCTTCTTCTGTTTTACAGGGCTTGTGCTCCGCATCATCACCGGCAGTTGTAATGACATCCAGCAGCGGCTGGCGGCGCTTGCCGAATGAGTTCAGTCCCAAATCGTAGATTTCCGATGTTTTATGCGCGTGGTATTCGTCCACTTCAAAATAGCTTGGCGCACCGGAATCTTTGTTGTCTGTGTCCTTGCTAAGCGCCCGCATAAAGCCGCCGCGGGTTTTATGGAATACCCGCGTTTCCTTAACAGTCAACCGGATTTTATAACCCGGCTTTGCAATGCCCGGTGATGCTTTGGCAATCTTTTTTGCATCGTCATAGACACGCTTTGCCTGCCCGCGGTCAACCGCTGCACATTCCACTTCCGGTTCCATTTCAAATTGTGCAAGTTCGGGCTGATAAGGCGGATAAATTGCATCCGCACACATATGATACAGACATTTACAAGAAACTTCGGTTGATTTCACATTACCGCGTGCCCGCTTGTTGTAGGTGCGGGTAAACCGTCTGACGCCAGTATCTTTATGCACCCAACCATAAATATTGGATTGGTCAAAAACCTGCCAGGGCTGGAGGTCAACCGGCTGTCCGGCATATGGCCCGCGCACCTGGATGCACCGCCGGAACCAGGCAATCACGCGGTCTGCGCGGGTTGCATCAAACACCCAGGGGAAATCTTTTGTACCTTGGCGCTTGAGGTCATCCAGAAAACGCTGACAGGCTAAGATTTCATATTTGCCGCAAAACGGACGTAATTTCCCGGAAACCACTTGTTTTGCATACACTGCCGCTGGATGATGTTTGCCTGTTTGTTTTCTTACCGGCAATGCTGTTCACCTCAATATTAAATGTTTTATTGATATTGTATATACAATGTGCTATAATGATGATAGAAAGAAGGTGTAAAATATGTCAAATACAAATGTAAATATTCGTATGGATGCTGGCTTAAAAGCACAAGCGGAAGAACTGTTTGCCGATCTTGGCTTAAATATGTCTACCGCAGTCAATTTATTTATCCGGCAGGCAGTCCGGCAGCAAGGTATCCCATTTCCAATTACACGGCAGATAAATCCGGAAATTTTGTCCGCAATGCAGGATACTTTGGAAGGTAAAAATCTGCAAGGCCCATACCATAGCAGCACAGAATTGTTTGCCGCTTTGGAGGCGGATTCATGAGGGAAATTTATATTCATTCCCGTTTCAAAAAAGATTTGAAGCGCATCAAAAAACGCGGACTTCCTCTTTCTGAATTGCAGGCAGTTGTTGATATGCTTGCAGAAGATATCCCGTTACCGGCACGCTATCGGGATCACGCGCTGACCGGTCAATTTACTGGTTTACGCGAATGCCATATCCGTCCAGATTGGCTGCTGATTTATCGTTTGCATGAAAATGAACTTGTCTTATCATTGACGCACACAGGAACCCATGCTGATTTATTTGATCTGTGATATAACCGCCTTTCGGGGCGGTTTTCTCAATCCCCAGTCAATGGGTCAGGGGCATCTGGCGCAGGCGGTTCCGGGACAATCAATTTGCACCGGCTGGATATGGTCAAACCCAAATCATTTGCAGCACGGCTGCATTGGGTAAAATACCGCTGCTGGGTTTTGCTTAAATCTTCTATTGCGGCAAGGCTGCCGGATGTGATTGCCAGGTTGACTTTTTCCGTCAGCGCCAAATATGCCTGTTCTGCGATGAGATACCGCGCAAGACAGTCATAATCCAGCTCGCTAAGCAGATTCAGCGCGGCAAGCTGTTTGCCGATTGCGCGGAATTTTTTATGCAAACCCTTTGGCAGATATTTTGGCACACGCAAAGTTTTAGGTGCTGGCGCTTTGACTTCCTGTGCGCGGCGTTGCTCGATTTCCGCCTGGCTGAAATGCTTATTGCCCTTGGCAAGCAATAAATCAAGCGGTTGACGTGTTCCCGCCATTATGATCCCCTCCTTCCAGCAGGACTGCTTTCTGTCCGAATTGTTTTTCCCAGCGGCGGATAATCACAGCACAATATTTAGGGTCAAGTTCCATGGCAAAACATTTCCGCCCATAACTTTCCGCCGCAAGGATAGATGTGCCGGAACCGCAAAATGGGTCAAGTATAATATCATTTTTCTGTGTGCTGTTGCGTATCTGCTGTGCAAATAATTCCACGGGTTTCATGGTTGGATGTTCTTCAGATTTTAAGGGTTTATCGAATTGGTAAACTGTGCTTTGCGCATTGCCGCCAAACCAGCGGTGCGGCGCACGTTTATCCCAGCCATATAAACAGCCATCATATTCAACCTGTCCTGCAAGGCATGGTTCATGCTGGTATTTATAATCCTGCTGTCTGATGGTAAACATAAAATGATTTTTCACCCAAACCAGATACTGAAAAATATTTAGTCCAGCATCTTTGCACGCGCCTGCAAATTCCAATGTATGCACAGAAGCATACCAAATGTAAAATATTGCACCAGGTTTTAATGCTGATTTTGCCGCTGTAAATGCGTCCGTTAAAAACTGCTGAAACCGATGCGCAGGCATCCGATCATTTTGGATGGCAAGATGATCTGCCGCGCCGCCATGATAATCCACATTATAGGGCGGATCAGTCAGCAACAAGGAAGCCTTTTTGCCGTCCATCAGCCGTGCAATATTTTGTGGATCAGTTGCATCCCCACACAGCAAACGATGATTGCCAAGTTGCCACAAACAGCCTTGTTTGCAGTTTTCAATTTCCTGTGATTCCGGCTGTTCTGGTTCCAGCGCGGATGCAAGCGCATCTGGCAATTTGTATTCCCCGAAACCTGTTGTTAGCAAATCAACACCATTTTCAAATAGTTCCTGCAAACAGTCGCTAAGGGCGGTTTCATCCCAGCCAGACATTTCTGCTAAACGGTTATCCGCAATCTGGTATGCTTTGCGCTGCTTGGCAGATAGATGTTCCACCCGCACACAAGGGATCTCGGTCATGCCCTCAGCTTTCGCGGCTTCAACCATGGCATGCCCTGCAATGATAACCCCATCCCGGTCAATCAGTACTGGCGCGACAAACCCAAATTCCCGCAGGCTGCGCTGCAAAGCTTTCATTTGCCGGAGTGTATGTTTTCTGGGATTGCGTTCGGCAGGGACTAACGCGGCAGGGGATAGCAGTTCCAATTTTTCGGTAGTTTTCATTTTCTCACTTCCTTTGCTGTAAAATTGCCCTCCTTTTCACCCTGTAGGGACATTTTCTTATGCCCTAGGGGGCCATGCGGTCTGAGGGAGGTCGTACAAAAATTTTTTCAGGGTGGGGGTAGTTACACTGGCACAGCGCACGCAGGTGCGCCGCGCCAGGGCAGGCGTGTGCCTGTGTGCGCGTAGCTTCAGCGCGGGTCAACCCGCCGGATTGGGTGTGCTTCCCGCAGTTCCTGCATAGTTTTGGCATCATGGTGGTGCTTGCATAGACTTTGTAGGTTTGTACGGTCTGTAAACCGTTCCCAGTCGCCGCGGTGCGGGATGATATGGTCAACCACCACCGCCTTGGTGCGGATGCCTTTTGCCGCACATTCCCGACAAAACGGTTCCCGCAGCAGTTGCGCTGGACGTAAATCCTGCGTCCAGGTTTTGGTGCTGTACATCCAGTGCCATGTTTCAGACGCACCCCGCACCTTGGGCGGCTTATGTTTTGGGCACCAGCCGTCCCGCGTCAGGGCAGCACATCCAGGCTTGCGGCAGGGACGGAGTGGTTTATTTGCCATGGCTGATACCTCCTGTAAAAACAAAAGTGCCATAGCAAACTACCGCATAAACGGTAATCAGCTATGGCACTGGCTTTTCAGCTCGGGCTTTCGCTCTCGCAACAGGCATGGCGCTGGCTCTTCAGCTCGGGCAGTTTGCCTGTCAATATTCAAAATTGCATCTAATTTGCACTTCCGGCAATGTATTGGAAAATCTTTCACAACGGTTTGTGCAAGCATCATCATCAGCTTTGTGCCACATCTTGGGCACACCAACCAATATCTTTGTTTTTGATTATACACGCTTTTCCGCCTCCTGTCTACCGCCTGTGCATGATTTTGGCACCCCCGTGCCATAAGATATACATGGTTCCAAGCCCGAAAGAAAAGCGTCCTTATGTACTTTGCGCCGCGATGGACGGCAGGGGCGTGGTTTCTGTTCCGGCAGCAGATACTTCAAATATATGTATTCCCCAAACTCATTGCGTTCGCTGGAAGATTCCAGTATAGTCGCGCCTGGCGGCGGCTCCAATGTCATGCGTTCATCTATCCAATCGCATTTCTGCACAGGGCGCGCAAGGTTCCGGCTGGGTACCCACATCCGTTTGCCATTCGATGTGCCTGTTTCTTTTGGCTCCTTGGCAAGATATTCTGCAAGGGCTTTATAATGCCGCACATCAATCTGTTCCAGTTCTATGTCATCGCCCCAACGCCATAATGATTTGATAATTTCCAAGTCTGCGCCTGTGCTGTTCATCACAATATGATGGTGCCAGCGCCCATGTTCGTGCTTGCTTTCGGTCACATAGATATATTTCAGATCCTGCCCACGTGCTTTGCGATACGCCCGCAAATGCCGAAAAAATTCCCGCAGGCATTTTACAGCGCTTTGCCTGTCTGATGGCAAATCGGCGTCGCGATATGTAACCGTCACCATAAAATCATGCCCGGTGAAATTTGCTGCAATTAACAATTCCAGCGCCCGGCAAGCTGCTTTCAGGTTTTGTTTTTGCCGTGCTTTGCTGCTCATTTTGGATTTTGCCTGCCGGATATGTTCCGGATCACGCGGATGCGCAACAGTATAAGCAATTTCTGAAACCAGCCGCCCGGCTGTGATGGTTTTCCGCCGCTTTGCCATGGGATAGCTCCTTTCCGTTTAGGTGTCCAATTTGGACACCTTTTATGATAATATGCAAAATGCGGGGCTAAGCCCCGCACCGTGCCTTATGTACTTTTTATCATTTGCGCAGCCAACGCCGCCAGAACGGTTTGCACCGCTCCAAATCTGCCCGAAGCTGGGCATTCTCACGCCGCAGCCGTTCCGCATCTTCTGCATGATGCTTTTGCGCTGCACGCGCTTTATCATATAACACCTGATACCAGTCGATATCCCATTGTAAATAGGCGATCTGCTGTTTCAGTTTTTCATGTTCCAATTTGTGCCGCGCTAAAATCGGCGCAATTTCATGAAGTGAATCATTTGCAATCTGCAATTTCTTTTTGAGAATCTTGCACTTTTGACGTGCTGACATTCCTACACCTCTATTCTGATAATAACCTAAGTTTTAACTTTTGTCAATCAAATTTTTATTCATTTCTCATTTTCGTAAATTACATGGTATCTTCCAACCCTGCCTAACCGCCGCTGACACGAAATTGATGCCGAAATGGTATTGGGTTTGACACCAATCATCTTTGCTAATTCCTGCACACTGTCTGACACCGCAACCGGCAGATATGGCGGATGGGTATCATATGCAATATAAAGCCTGTTGTCATTCATCGTGTTACATCCTCTGTCAGTCCCAACAGCCAATCTGCACTGACGCGCAATACTTTGCAGATTGCGGCAAGTTCGCAGGCAGTTGGCATATTCACTGCATCAGTTTCGTTTTCCTGTGGGATGCCGCCTATGGGTTTATCCCTCATAAGCTGTGTTATTTGCTTGTACACATCTGACTTGCCCAAGCAACGTTCCCGCATGATTTTCCAAATCCGTTCCGGCAAACAGCTTCCGGGAAGTTCCCGGAAAGTTTCCATCGCTTTTTGATGCGCCTGCTGCTGTTTTGCCTGGCGTTCGGCTTCTCTTTCGGCGTGCTGCTCCGGTGTTTCATAATGCGCCGCTTCCCAGCAAACCTTTTTGCATTGACTCTTTTCTGGACATTCATGACAGCAGGTGACTTCCTTGCCGCTTTCGCGGCATTTGGTTAAGGTCAAAACCTGATAATCGCTGCAGGCAACTTCGATATATCTGCATGGACATTGTGTTTTTGCCCAATCTGCGGATTGCCGCGCCGCATATTCCTGCACAGTATTTGCGGATACATACGCATTTTCGGCAACCTTTTCGGCAAAATGTGTTTGTCCTGTTTCATCCAGCCGCGCAAGTTCATAAGCCACACTGGCGGAGATTTTTTTATCTCTCAGCGCCTGCACTAATGGTGCTGACAGCCCTTTTTGAATGACTTTCATCCGCGCAATTTCGCTTTGCTTTTCCTGCGTGATTTCTGCTACCCGGTCACGCATTTTACCAGGCAGGTTATAACCTTTTTCCTTAAGAGATAACAACGCTTCTTCCGTGCGCCGGACGGCTTCCATCCGCGCAGCATAATCCAGTGTGCGTGATAGGGTGTTTGTTTGGATTAATGCAAGCGTTTCCAGTTCATTTTCTGCGGGTTTTGTGATGATACATGGTGCGGTTATCCGCCTTAGCGCTTGCAATGCCGCTTTCCGGCGATGCCCAGCAATTAAGATATAACCCATTTGCCCATCTTCCTGTGCGCCTGCCGCCATGACAACCAAAGGCTGCTGCAATCCAACAAGTGCAATGCTGTCCATTAAATCCTGCACATCATCCACCGCAAAGAAATTATCTTCGTTGTCAAAAATAAGATTTATGGGGATTTCCTCTATCTGCATGGTCTTTGGCATTTTCACACCTGCACTCATAATCGCGGCAAGGTCAAATTTGCCGCCTGTTGGCAGGTTTGGGATGCCATCTTTTAGCTTTTTCATTTACACACAACCTTTCTATGTGACAATTCGTCCGCCTACAATTTGCAGACATTCACGGATTTTGCGTTCCCCAAACAGCGCTGGCGCATGATATTCCACCAAAATATACCGCCCTCTGGGATGTTGCCAAACAACAATGCCGGTTACTGTTTTTCCAGCCGTGCCAGGGAAGTCTGGGCGGAATGTAATTTGCTTTCCAAGTTTCATCCAGTAACCATCCCCGATATGGTTTGCTGTGCTGATGCAGGCGCTTTCATCCTGCTATAATTGGGCATTTTTGTTTGGGGCATATAGTCCACAAACCGTTGGAAACGTCCTTCAAAATCCATATCCGCATAACCAAGTTCGCCTTCTTTGTTTTTTGCAATTTTGATTCTGCGGTCACTGCGTGGGTCTGACGGATCGGTTAAATATAACAAAATCACTGCATCTGCATCCTGTTCTATCTGTCCGGATTCGCGCAGGCTGGACAGTGTTGGCGCTTTTTGTGATTCCCGCCCTTCCGGGCGTCCAAGCTGGCTAAGGGCAATCACTGTAATGCTATGCGCTTGTGCCAGCCGATGCAGTTCCATTGACATCCTGGATACAGCTTCGGTACGGTTGGAATTGCGTCCAGTTTCGCGCAGCAGTTGAAGGTAATCAATTAGAATCACATCATATCGGGCAGAAAGGGTTGCCGCTTGGATATCCGCGGCAGAAAATCCCGCCGCCGGGATGATTTCTAACTGGCGTTTGGCAAGTTCCTTTTGCCGCTGGACAAGCCTTGTATAATCTTTTTCCGGGATGCTTCGGGCTTTTATCGCACCAAAATCAATCATGCAGGTTTGGGCAATATACCGGTCATACAGTTCACCTGCACCGGTTTCCAGGCTGAAAAAGCCCACACGATGCCTTTCCGCAAGCGTATTTGCAATTTGCAGGGCAAAAGCGGTTTTGCCTGCTGATGGTCTGCCGCCGATCACGACAAAATGTCCTGGTGATGTGCGCAAATACTTGTCCAGCAAGTTAATGCCATACCGCAAATAGCCTGTCTTTTTGCTTTGCCGTTCATGGAAATCAATCAGCCCTTGTGCAATAGATATGGCAGATGTTTTCTTTTCGGCGGTTAGCTGCTGGGCATCGGCAAGGATTTGCCGCGCTTCATCTACACTGGTGCAGCTTATCAGGTTGTTGCCTATATCCTGCAATTTATGTAACCGGCAGCAGTCCAGCATGACTTCAATATCTGCCTGCCAGCTTGCGGCAGTTGGCGTAATGTCTAAGATTTGCATGATAAAATCCCGATAGATGCCATCGCCCGCAGCATGGCAAACTGTGACTGCATCCACAGGTTTGCCGCTGAAAAATAGCCCGCGTGCCGCTTCAAATACATGCCGGTATTCAGCGTCAATGAAATCTTCTGGTTTGACGCGGTCAAAAATTTCGCCGCATAACGTTGGATCAATCAGCAAGCAGCCAATGACCGCCGCCTGTGCGGAAATTTCGCGGTTATATTCAGCCATCTTGACACCAGCTTTCTTCAATCAGTTTGGGTTTGTCCTGCTTTGGCGGGAAGTCCCGCCGCAGCCAGTTAAGCAGGGTTGCATAATGGTCTGCATACCGCTTGCCTTTAGAACGCATATACCCAGACAGCGCTTCAATTTCCCGCTGCACCTGTTCTGGTGGAAAACGGGCATTCAGCTTATCAAGCTGGGCATCCGTCAAACGGACATTTTCAAATTCTCCATACATGGGCGCGTGCTCTCTTACTTGTGTTTCTATTTGGTTTTTATTTGTTCCTTTTATACATTCCACCGTTTGGTGAAATGTACATTCCACGGTTTGGGGGAATCCATTTCCCCGTTTGGTGAAATGCAATTCACCGTTTGCGTAAATGCATTCCACCGTTTCGGTGATGGTGAACCAAGTGGTTCGGTCACGGGCATTGGCGCTAAGTTTCGCGGTTTCAATCAGCCCTTTTTCCCGGCAGGAACGGATAACCCGTTCGATCTGGCGGCTTGTCCAGAATGGGAAAATCTTTTGTAAAGCTGCCACAGAATTGTATGTCCAAAACTTGCCGTCACGTTCGTTCCGGTTATTTGCAGCATTGGCACACACCAGCATATACACATTGTGGACAAATACCGCTTCGTCCACGCCAAATTGCGTGGCAAGGTCAATGTCAAATTGATATTGCATTTTCTACCCCTTTCAGAAAAGTGTCCAATTTGGACACGCCGCAACCAGCCTGCATGATTTTCAAAATTTTTGCAGGTTATGCAGGATATTTCCTGCATTATTTTGAATCAGGCTCCGCCCGCTCAAAGTGAATACAAGTATCCAGCATTTTTCTTTCCTTTAGTCTAGGATAGGCACAGTGACCATTGTTTATGGCGGTAAACCATGCGCCATGACGGATATAATGTCGATAGAAGTGTTTGCAATTTAAGCAGACCTGTGTTTCTGGTTCAATCCCTATCTGTTTCCCTTCAATACATTCAACCATATACATTTATAGTTCCTCCTTGATTACGTGCGTTTTGTGTTACGTGCAATATGTACGTTGTTCATGTTGCAATTATAGCGTACAATTTGCACGTAGTCAAGTGTAATTTTAAGGAGTGTGCTTTATGTTTGGAAAACGATTGCGTGAAGTAAGAATGGCACGGAAAATGACACAGCAGCAATTAGCCGACTGTATTGGATTGGCTTTGCGTAGTTATCAATGCTATGAACAAGGTGTCCGTGAACCATCACTTCAAATGCTTGTTAAGTTAGCAGATGTATTGAATGTCCCTACCGACTATCTTCTTTGCCGGAATTTATCACTCTTAAAATCCTTTGATGGATTCCAGTGATATCTTCTAGCATATCCCATATTTCAAAACTGCCTGTCCTGTCACCAGCTTCAATCTGCTGATAATATCGTAGTCCAATCCCCAGCTTATCTGCTATTGCCTGCTGGGTGAAGCCCTTTGCTTTTCGGGCGGCTCTTAGCTGATCCCGCATGGTATCCCTTCTTTCTGTGCTGCTAGATGCAGGCGCGGTTAATCGCTTTCTCCCTGCATATTAAGGCTGTGAAGCAGCGTTTTCGCATCGGTTGCCATTGCCATAGATATGCTGCAAATGCGTTCTATCCGGCGGCATAGCCCTTTGCGGTTATATTCATCTTTGCTGATATCCTGGCACAAATTCAGAATATGTAAGGCATCATTTGCAAGCCCTTGGATTTCAGATTTCATGGTATGCGCTCCTTTTATTTGGGATTTACATATACAATGGGCAGGGTTTTTGTTTTGCGGGAAACCCTGTCAGAAACCGCGTGAGAATGCGCCTATTGGCGTATAATTGCTTGCGCGGCATGGTCTGCGAAAAACTTTTTGGGGCGTGTATGAAGCCCCTCAAGGCTTGCAAGCCGGGTGCGGCATTGACGCAGGGTTAAACCTGTCACTGCGGCAACATCCGCATATGTAACAAATTCACAGCCGCTTTGTTCTTGCAGCCGTTTTGCCAGTGTCCGATGGTCAGTTTTCTGCCTGTACATTTTTCACACCCCTTTCAACTTTGAACAGCCAGAAGGATTCATCTTCTGTGCATACGCCAAAATGTTTCGCTGTTCGCGTGAAGCAAAGCTTCAAGCCGTAAAATTGCTGTATTGCGGCTTGATATACGTCCCATTGGGCAAGACACAAATCTAACTGCCGCTGTATTTTCAAGCGTTCATCAGAATCCCTAAGATAGTCCCAAAGTCCTGCAACCACAGAATCCAAATGCACAACACATTTTTTCAGCGATTTCCCGAAATCCGTTTCCAAAAACTTTTCTTTGTTAAATATCAGTTTTTCCATTTGCATATTGACTTCCGCTTCTGGCTGCTGGGCATCAATGTGCCCAGGGCAAAGCCCCGAGCCGCCTTTACTTTTCGGCAAACGCCGAAAAGCATCGCGATGGATGCAGCCCTGACGAGCGCAATTGCTGCAATCATAATTGTTATTCATTGGTACCCTCCGTTGTTCCAGCCAAAGCTATTGTTTCTTCGGCGTTTTCTGTTGTTGGCTTATCCAAAATGGTTGTGCGGTTAGCATAAAACCGTTCTTCGTGGTGGCTTTCTATTTTGCGGATAACACCAAGCAGCCGTTCCAGGCTGCGGATGGCTTTCTTTTCGTCCTCTGCCCATTTTGCAATCTGGTAAGTAAATTCCCATGTATCTTTTGCCTGCCTGCGCCGCCGCCGGATTTCCCGCAGTAGTGCGGCAAGCTGGGCATCCTCGGTATATGTGCCATCGTGCAGCTCCAGCCGATGCAGGATATCCTGGGTTTCATCGCTGGTGAGCTGTTCTTCAGCAGCTGCCATGCGATACTGTTCCCCAGCTTCCCGCAGGAATGTCAGGAATCCTGCTATTATTTCACTGTACAAATTTTCACGTCCTTTCACGCCGCCCAAATGGGCGGGCTTTGAATGTCCTGTTTACGCACAGATCATGCGTCAAAATCCTTGAAACTCCTGGCTATTTGACAGCCAATGCCGGTCTTTTTCCGTAGAACCCTATTAACTTCCATCCAATAAGGTTCATGCGGTATTGCGCATTTGGGCAGCCATGGACAGCTTCCGCAGGTTTCATTCCCTGTGACTGGTTTGTGGCTGCACCTGCTTTCGTATGTAGCCACAAAAAACCGCGCAACGCATTCCCAAAACCGCTTTTCGTCAATTTCCCCAGCATCCACTTTGGGTGCTTTGGGTTGCAGTTTCTCCATATCGGAAGCCAGTGCATCTGTCAATGTTCTGGCTTCTTTCAGTGTTTCAACCAACTGCGCAGCACTTTGCTGTACTGCTTCCATCCCTTCAAGTTCCACGGGGATGGTGATAGTAGTTTTATCCATATTGCTTTTCCTCCAGTGCAGTCGTTGAGGTCGAGTTCGCCAACAATCTTCCATCAAAAGACCAATATTGACGAACCTCTTTAACGGGGTCTTCAAATGTTCCCCTTCCAATAATTGATGATGTTTCGATTACCCGAATTACTCTTGCGCTGTCCGTTCCTCTGGGTCGGACAGTGTTGTTTTTCTCTTCCATAGAAAAATCTCCTTTGCTGTGTTGAAACGGTGTGTGTCTTGTCATTCTCCCTAAAACCTGCTATAATTCAAGCAGAAAGGATGGTTACATATGGATGATTTTTCGTTTTCCATTTTAAAGGCATATCAAAGCCGAAAAATTTTGTCGCTTCAGCAACTGTCAGCCGTATTGAATTTGGATTGGAGGCAGCTAGTAGAAGCCATCACTTTTTTGCGTAAACAGGGTTATCTTCGCATAAACCATGAATATGTCATCACTAATGAAATGCAGCAGGATTCTGTCATTTCAATTGATACACCCATCGAAATAACCTATGCTGGAGAAAGTGCCTTTTCAATTGAGCAACAGGCACGCAAGCACCTAAAATTCAATGAAATTCGCGCTTGGACAACCGCAATTGTAGCGGCTGCTGCTTTTATTAAATCCTTTTTCTTTTGAAGGGTTTAATAAAACAGCGCAACGATTGCTAATAACAGTACTCCCCATGCAATTACCTCGTTTAATACGGGGTGATTTTCTTTCAGCCATTTCCAAAACAACCCATTTCACCTCCTTTACTGTGCGGGAGCGGCGTCGGGCTGCCGCTCAACAAGATTCCCTGAAACTAGCAATGCGCCTTGAATCATATAGCCGATACGCTCTTGCACGTCCGCAGGCAGTTTTTTTAACTGCTCTTCTAAACGGCGGGCATCCAGTTCTGTTTTGTACATAATTTCACCTCCACGAGTTGCGTCATGTAACTTTTGATCTTATTATAGTTGAATTAAAAAACTTTGTCAAGGGATTTATAAAAATATTGTTGCATTATGCAACATAACATGTTATACTGTTTTA